CCTCCCCGCGCGCCGCGAACGGCAACGCATGGGGTTCCCTCGGGAACCTCCTCAGTAGCTCTCGCTACTCCACTCCATTAAAACGGAGTGGCCCACCCCAGTTTCAGGTAGACGGCTGGGGGCCGTCCGGCATACTCTAGGTGCCTCTCTTCCAACGGAAGTTCTCCGTTGTGCAAAAGGTACTTGAGCAGGGCTCCTTCTCCCGTAGCAACGCTACGGGGGGCCTTCGTCCGAACGCGATATCCTCTTACGAGGGGCGCGTGCGTTCTAGGGTCCGCTGCCTCGGCTTGCCAGCCAAGGTAGCTGAATCGGCCCAACACAGGAGATGTCTCCTCAACCACCGGATAGTGTGTGACCTTCCCGATGATGAATTGATCGAGGTCCGCGCACGTCCTCCACAACCCTCTCTTATAGAGAAGATTACGAAAGGAGATGAGCGAAACCATCTCGCTGGCATGCCGCGCATGAGTGGGGAACATCCTACGGAATCGGACAGGTGTAACATCCTCTCCCATAAAGTAGTCCCCCCCACAGCTCTCACGAAAGTTTCCCTCCATGAAGCTCTTGTGGGTGTTGACTCTAAACCCAAAAGTCTCGAGTCTCTTACTCACGCATGTGGCGAATTCCACGGGGACAACGATATCATCCCCGTAGACACGCACACGACCACGGAACCTTCTGATAAAGCTCCGGGTCACAGGTTGCTTGAGCTCTTCCGCAATACTCAAGAAGATGATCGTCGTAAAGACGAACGCCTCCATGGGGAAGCAGAGAGCTGAACCCATTGACGCGAACTTGGCTAGGCGTTGAACGCCATGACCAGGAACGTCAGCTTTTCGGGAACGCGTTGCGTCCACCGCCTCACCCAGGTGTGGGTGGTCGGCTAGCAACTCCCTAACGAGCTGATTGGAGACACGATCGGAAGCTTCGCTTAGATCAAGCGTAGCTAGAGCCCCTGTACGGGACCCTTCTCGCGCCATGGCCTTGTTAGGCTCTTGGTCGCGAAACCCAATCAGATCCACCAGGAGTTTATTCTGATGGAAGTGGTTCATCACACTGCCGAGGATCGCCTGCTGCATATACTGCATGTAGACGGGTTCGATGGCAATGATCCGAGGTGTCTTCAGCGTCTTCGGAACGGAGATCACCCTTACGGGCAACTCCTCCGAGGGTTCGAGGAACTCAGCACGGTCGAGGAGGTAGTGATACCTCCAAGATGGGATTGCGTAATCCCCGAAAGGGAACACGCGTTCCAACCGAGTCGTCCACTGTCGCAAATCAAACTTGTCGTTTCCGACAACGCGATCAGCAGTTGCACCCGGCCCGTGTCGCGGTACCAGACGTCCATGATAGACATCTGCGTCCACCTTAGTGAACATGTCCGCAAACAAGACCCTAGAGACCTGGTGAAATGCATCCAGATCACTTTGGGGAAGGCGGGCCTGTCTGAGGTCCTTCTCACACTCAACGAACGAGTCGAACGCCTTAGAGATTCGGCGGTCGCTGCAGTCTAGCTGTATTTTACCATACATCAGCGTAAGCTGACGTACAGCGAACACAGCGTCGACATTAGGCTCGTCAAGCAAGCGAGAACCATCTTGTGTGAACACTTGCTCCAGGAAACCTGACAGAAATGCCGGGAGACCTGCGCGCCTGCTGAAACCAGCAAACGCGTTGGGAGCGACAGAACCAAGGGCTAGACTTTTTTGGAAGTCCGACCCGAAGTTCGCCAGGGTAATCGTTAGAAACGATATCCCTTCAGCGTTCACACGCCTCGCGACTGTCTCAATGTCGCGAGTTGCGCTTGTGCCACACCAACTCGCCAGTTCTTCGGCGAGTGTTGTCCAGAGTACCATCAGGCTTTTCATCCGTCCTCCTAATAGAGTGGCGGAGTCCGTAGTCTCGGTGGTATCTGATCCTGTCCAACTGTTCCTTTACTACCAGAACAGTTTCGAGCACCATGAGAGCTCGCAGCAAAGCGAGATCACGGATGCCCAACTGAGAGGGGGGCATCGGGGTATAAAACCTCGACGCCTCCTCTTCGTCAGTTCTCGCCACCAAGAAGCTTAGTGGTGGCGGCACCAGAAGAAGCCGTGAGATAGCCCATAAGGCCGTCCACGATCGCCTTCGCCTCCGCGACAGTGTAACCCGTCACGGGGGTGTCGATAACCAGGTAACTGGTCATCGAGTACCGGATGTTGGTCGCTGAGATCAGCGGATCCGGGGCGATCTTCGAGTGCTCCAGTCGGATCGTGCGGCGGTTTCGCTTGCCGTACTGATGAGAGACGGTCAGCTTGACCGTACCGTCGTCCTTCTGGAAGGATCCGGTGTTTTCACCGGAGGACACACGCGGAAGCGTGTTTGCAGAACCGGAAATAGTTACGGTCTGCGGGTCAGAAAATGCCACGAGACGGCACTCCATTCTTGTTGTGGTGTGTCGTCTGACTGGTTGCCAGACGATCAACGTTGTGCATGGCGGCTACCTCGAGTAATTCCGAGGGCTGCCAGGATCGACATCTGATAGGCGTCAAGCCCGTCATATGTGACCCCGAACCCGAAGGGGTTAGCGCGAATCCGTCTCTTGACTGTAGTCTTGACGACAGACTCGATCCTCTTCCCACCGCTAAAACTGGTGAGGTCGAGGAAGCGTCGATCCTTGATGGTAGTTTTCTCCATCAAGTAACCGTACCGCATAACCTGGCCGTACAACATGGCATTGCTCACATTGGTCAAAAGATCACCAGTGTTTGCAACCCAGTCAGTGGCCCAGCTCCAGGGTGTCAGATTCCAGATCACATCAGGGGTAGGAACGCCTCCGAAGAGGTAGTCCCATTCCTGAATCGCTCGAACAATCGCCCCAACCTGCGTATCTGATGCAGGCATGTGGTAAGTGAAGGCGCCGCTAAACCAAACTTTTCGTTCGGTCTCGCGAATGTGCTGAAATCGGCCCGACTCGTCACCATTGTAGTAAAAGTAGTTCGGCAATTGGCCACCCGCAGACCTCAGATAACCTGAGGCGTAGGGAATTACGCCGGTGTCCGTAACTACTTCGGTGCGAGTCTCCTTTGGGAATTCGTAACGTCTTCGGACGTTACGACCCGCGTCCCGCTGAAACTGATCGATCAACTTCGCAGCATTCTTCATCGCTGACGTAGTTTCACGAATGTCGTTCAGTAGTGGGATCCATCCGAACTGAGCATTAAGATACTCAGAACCTGCTCCTTTGGCTATGGAAGTTCTTTCTTTCCACAGCTGGGACCCAGGGACGGGAATACCGTCCTTGAAAGTCTCAGAAACCGCAGTGAGCAGCTCGGCATGGGAGTTCACGGGGGAACACCGCGAAACAGCGGTCGTACCCAACGCCTGTAACGTAGTCACAGGTGTTAGATTCAACTCGTGCTCCTTGAGTGGTGCAGTACCAGTGGGTACCACGCAGCCTTCAAACCTCCAGGTACCAAACCCTGGACCCACAGTGTTAATATGTGGGTGGCTGACGTGAGCGACTTCTGACTTGTAAGTAAAGAAGTCTCCCCCTAGGTCCTCATCAGTCTTCCCTAATTGGGAAATCGGATGCCCTTCCGACACGGTCTTCTGTGTCCCAGACAAGTCCATCGATCCTCGCTGATCAATCTGCAAGGATCCCCCATAATACCAGGTCATCCTACCATTGAAGCTTTTTGGTAGGGTTCTCTGTCGGGTTGTGGGCAAGTCTGGCATTGGATGAAGCTCCTTCTGGATAGCATAGCTAGGGAGGGGGACCCCCCCAACCAGCGGTGTGCACTGCGCTGGAGCCAGCCCGAGGGGGCTG